CCTGCTTGAAATTTCTGCCATTCAATTGCATTTTTTATCTGGTATGTTCTATTAGAGACATTTCTAATAATCTCTTCTAGAAACTTCAATGTTACATTGTAATATTTTATTTTCATATCAACTGCAGATAATTTTTCATCTGCTTCAAGATACCTTTGAATAGCATCTTTTTCTCGCACTTTATACGGAAATGGCTCTTCCGCATAGACTTCAGCTGTTGCTTTACCTGTATAGTAGTTATACCGTTCTAACTTTACACGATTGTATGACTCCTGTGCTCTTTCGCGAAGAAGCATAATTGTATTGTATACTGTATAGTATTTTGAGTGTAGTTGTGGAATCTTCAATGATTCATCATGTAGGTTATCAGGATCAATGACAGAATCTTTCTGCCACATCTCTTGAATTTTATCAAGATCCATTAGATAGAAGAAGACAGTTCGTAAATAGTATACTTGAAAGTTGCCTCTGCTGTAAAGTATGAGACATCTGTACTTGTAGCATCAAAATCTAAAGATGTCAAGGAAACTGGAAATAAATCTTTAAATTTTACTTTTGCAACTTCATTAAAATTACTATTGAGTATTCTAAGTGTACCATCGGAGAATCCTTGTTTGAGATCTCTTGTGCCACTTACATCAGTGGTTAGTTCTCTAAATTGAGATGTTTCTTCTGGAAATCCCAAACCATTTAACCAATTATATACTGATATGTAATTTTCCATGTTTTCATCGACAAGAAACCTAAGTGTGAAATCACCATAGGTTAGCTTTTCCCCAGGAACATCAATATCTTTTAAATATGTTGGCTGAACTGTTGTGGATAGACTTAACTCTGGGATTCTGGCACTATTGGAAAAGAAGTCAATCTTCGGGTATTTTCCTAAAGTAAACTTAAAACCTACACCAGTAAGAAAGTTTCTATTCGCTATTTGATTTACTAAAATTCCTGCAGCAGCCATTGCTATTTTTTAGTTATTTAGAAAGAAAGATTGAAAGAAATGCAAATACGATCCCCATCAACTTTACTTGGAAGTACAGAATGTTTAAAAGCAGATGGGAATAACCATAAATCACCTTCTACTGGATATCTTTCAGTGCTTTCGCCACCATTATATCTTTCTATAACAAATCTATTACCATACTGTAACGACTCTCTAGGATCCCAAAATTTTATATTTCCACAATCACCTTTCGGAACTTTTACATAGTAAACTCCTGACATATCACAGTCTGGATGCTGGTGTGGTTGATTCCAATCACCTTTTTTATTGATTATTGACCATACTGACAATTCTGAAATTTTATCAATCTTAGGGGTAAAAGGTAAATCTTTAACAACTTTTGTTATGCCCTCAATGACTGGTTTAAAAATAGGATTCATTTTTTGACCAATATATCCTGGACTATGCCAACCACCTTCATTTGAATGGTTAACAGACTCTGGATTTTCTTCTCTTAATTTATAGATTTCTTCTGCTAACTTATCGTTATCAATATCACCCGATAATGATGCTCGAAATAGTGGAGTTTGGAAAAGAGACTGATGCTCAATATAGTAATCCTCTCCAAAAATTTCTTCCACTGGTAATTGTTTCATGACTAAAAATTATCACACATACTATGTAGACATAAAAAAAGGGATCCCGAAGGATCCCCGTGAAGTGAATGCCCTGTAGGGCAAGAATCACATGAGGTTGGCAACCTTGACGCGACGATAGTAGCGGTTGGAGTTGCGGGTGAGGGTTCCCATTCCCTGAGTAGCACCCTGAGAGAAGGGGTTCTCGACGATGCCGTAGCGAGTCTTGAATCCAATCTTGGGTTGGAAGGTGTCCTGACCAACGGCGCGAACCATCTGGAGGGGCACATAGGGGCAATAGAAGAGACCTGCGTCATAAGGGGAAGAACCCTTGTAACCAACAACGTAGTACTGGTTAGCAGAAACGTTAGCAGAATAAGGATCGATGTATACACGATACTTACCTTGGAGGATACCAGCAAAGGTGTTGCCGGTGTCATCAACGTTGAGGTTGCTGTTTAGAGCAGGGGTGTAATCTAGTACACCAGCCATGGTTAGAGCGGAGGCAACGTCTGCAGAGCAGAGGATCATGTTACCTTTGCCTCTACGAGTGCGCTGGGCAATCGCGTTAGCATCTCTTTCCATCTGGAAGATGAGACCCTTGAACTTCTCAACACTCCAGCGTCCGTTGGAGTCGGTGTCAAGGTCAAAAGTACCAGCAGAAGCAACATTAGCCTGAGCGCCAGGTTCTGCTACGTTATAGATGGTACGGATAACTTCACGGTTGATCTCGGCAAGAATCTCAGTAGAGAGAATGTTGGCGAGTTCTGCTTCAGCGTTTAGACCGTGAATTGCCTTAAGGTCCTGAGCAAGCTCTAGGCTGTACTCTGCCTTGAGGGCGCGGCTCTTAGCGGTTACAGTGACCTTCTCGATTGAGAATGCCATCTGGTTGAAATGATCGCCAGCCTCGGATCCGAGTGCTTCAGCGTCATCAGTACGCATACCCTGACCAACGTTGTAGTCAGTGCCGTTTGCTTGAGCAGCAGTTGGGTTGAGTAGACCGGGGTTGGATCCTTGCTGAGCAGTAGTACCAAGACCAACGGTGGTGTTGGTATCGCCAGAGGATAGATCGAATCCGTCGTCCTGTCCGGAGAATGCGGTGTCTGCTTCGCCAAAGAATGCTTCGCTGCCAGACTGAGTCTTGTAGCGGGAACGCATTGCGAAGATTAGTCCAGTAGGACCATTCATTGGTTGTACGCCAGCGAGGTCATAAGCGACCAAGTTAGGCATAGAGCGTCTGATCAAGGAGATCAGTACGGGATCGAAACCAGCAACAGGACCAGCTGCAGTAGCATCAGCGGAGAAACCAGCAGCGGAACCGCTATTGGTGCTCATGTTGGGGGTTTCGGAAAGGAAAGAACGCTCTTCGCGCAATTCCTTCTCTTGGTTTTCTAACAGGACAGCGGTGACCGCTCTACGATGTGAATCTTTGATGGGATCAAGTCCATCATAATCGAGAATTGGTGCCCACTTCTCCTGTAGATGTTCAGAATTGTACATCTGCATTTGAAATTTACCTCTTTAAAAAGTTATAAGTTTGAATTTAATTATTTAAAAATCACTTTTTAGCAGCTCTGGAAAGAGTATCCAGATAGGCTTGCATCGTTGGATTTAAATCACTAGATGCAACTTCGTCAGTTGAAACCTCTTCTGATAAATTCTCAGAGGTGCTCTTTGGAGTGCTAGTTCTGCCACCGAAGTATGACTCCTTTAGGGTTCCTAGCTTCTCACGATAGTCTGACTCACTTTCAAACTCAACATTTTCTGCAAGAGTAGCAAGCTTCTCTTTCTGAGTGTCTGCAAGACCTTCAGCCACATCTGCAAGAATTACATCTGCGGTGGATTCTGCTAATCTACGATTTAGAGCAACATTGGCTTCAATTTGCTCGTTGAGTTTATCCTCCATTTCATCAAGTTTATCTATCATGCTATTGACTACATCATATTTTTCTTCAGGGATAGTTACATAATGTTCTTCAAATAGTGACTTCATACCTTCTAGGAAGGATTCAGTCATTTCTGTCTTGAGACCACCTTCAACTTGGAGAGCATTCTCTTGAATCCAAGCATCAGCAACATACTCAAGATAAGAATCAACACGCTCAGTTAAACCAGATTTAATAGTCTCTAGTTCTTCAACTAGTGCTTGAGCATAAGATTCGTTGAGTTCTTCCTTGATTTCAGCAACCTTAGTTTTGATTGCGGTCTCAAAAATTGTTCTAGCTTTGTTCTGGAAGTCTTCAGATAGTTCTTCGCCAGAAATCAATGCTTCGAGGTCTTCCTCAACATTGATTTCAGCAACAATCTCTTCTTCAGCAACCACTTCATCTTCAGTAGTTTCTTCTTCAGCAACTACTTCTTCAGTGGTTTCTTCCTCGGCAACAATTTCTTCTGCAGAAGTTTCATCTTCGGAAACAACCTCTTGTCCCTCTTCGACTTCGTCAGATACTGCTTCAGCTTTAGCAGCCTTAGCATTGACTACGTCTTTTACCTGTGCAAGTGTTGCGGCAGGATCTTTGAGCTTTGCAGAATCGTCGTCGGGACGATAGTTTTCGGGGGTAGGTCCACCAAGGTCTTCCACACTAGCACCTGATGAGGGCATAGTCTCAGCAGCGGCGGCACCTTTGGTTACTACGTTTTCTTCGATGTTTTCCATGTCTTGTAAATTTGTTACCAACGGACAGTTTTTACTAGAGAATCTTGTTAGAATCTGTATTTATTTATAGTATTACTAAACTCAGAGGTTATTTAGAAAATTTTGGAATAAACCAAGCTTATGTTCCTCTAAGGATTTTGAAGAAACTAAGGTATTAATTGATCTCTTAGTTTTTTCTGCGAGTTGTTCTCGAAGGATTCCTCCTTCCCAAACCCATTCTCTTCCTTCCATAATTCCATTAACAAAAGCATCTGGAGCGGAAGGATCTGCAACGATATCAGCAGCAGTCGCTAATTGAAAATCTTCACCAACTACTTTGCAACCATCACGATCTTCTTTTAGTGATCCAACACCACGGGAAGAAACTCCCAACATTACACCCTCACCAAGTAAAGATTTTGCAATCTTACCCATTGGAGTTTCTAGAAGTTTTGCTTTTCCTACAAAGTTATTTCCTTCTTGTTTAAGGGAAACAATTTTGTGAGATACGCGGTCAAGATTTACAGTAGGACCATCAGGATGACCAAGTTCTCCGAGAGCACGACCTTTATTTACGAAAGATTCGCAATAGCGATTTACTTCCTTAGAAAGAGTCCCAACGGGATACATTCTTCCATTGCGGTTTTTAATACCACCTTGGAGAAATACACCTTCAATGTGCAAGGTCTTATTAGATCCCTTGCCCTCAGTGATGATTTTTACCTGAGAAATTTCTTCTGTAATGAGTTTCATTGTATAACTCGTTGTATTCCTATACTTTATATTTATTATTTTTATAAAGTGTTAGAAATTACTCCTCAGATTCTTCTTCTGTATCTACTTCTGTATCTACTTCTTGTTCTGGTTCATTAAAAAAAGAATTAGCAACAGTAGGTTTCATTGCTTCAATTCTTTCAGCTGCTTTTGCCATCAATGCATCTTTAATGCGATCTTGAATATCAGATGCAGACGCATCAGTTGCAATCAAATCAACAATATCTTCCATGAATTTAAGTGAATGTTTGGATTATTTATAGTTCGGCTTTTTTAGTATCTTTTTGATACTGAGCATCAACTGCTTGTGCTTCCGCTTCAAGATCTGGTTCTTCAGGAACCGCACCTAAATCTCCACCTTCACCTTCTTGCGGTAAAGGTTCTCCGGTTATTGGATCAATTGAAGATGGATCTGGAATAATACCTTTTTGGATCTCATCTTCAATCTGTTCGTCAATCTCAATAATTTCACGATCAGTTTGACGAAGAACTCTTCTACGAACATATTCGGTAGAATAGTACTTACCAATATAAGGTTCAATAGTTGCAAGCATACCAAGTCTTCCTTCCATAAGTTCAGACTCTTTCAATTCTGCAAATTGATTATCATACAAGAAGTCATATTGAATATGATCTTCCATTGATGTCCAATCTTCAGGAGTAATGATATTTTTCAGAATTAATTGAGTTCTGAGCATATCATTGAACATATTTGCAAAACGCTTTCTCAAACGTCCTACAAACTTAGCAAATTTTAATTCATCACGAAGAATTTCGGAAGAACGACCAAGATTAAATCCACCATCAGCAGCGATTCTGGATTCTGGTACACCTAATGCTCTATAGAGTTTTTTCTGGAAATATTCAATATCAGAAAGTTCTCCTAGATTTTGTCCACCAGGTAGAGTTGTGATTTCAGTACCACGACCCCCCTCTCTTCTGGGCAACCAGAAGTCTTCCATCATGGACATAAATTTACGATCATCACGAACTTCACCAGTATTTGCGTCGTAAACTAGTTTATTTCTATAGCGAGACATAACCTCTTTGAGGTATTGCTCTGCTTTTACTTTTGGAAGATTACCAACATCAATATAGAAAATACGACGTTCTGGTGCTCTTGATAATCTGTAAATAACTAAAGAATCCTCAATCATTCTAAGTTGATTGAGTGCTTTGATTGCTTTATGAAGATAAGATAGTACTCTATTCTTATTTCTATCAACTAAACCGGAAGTGCAATAGGTGATTGAATCCTTTGCAATTTTGATTGAATTTTTCGTACCAACCATACTGGTTGGATGTTGTACTTTGGGTGTATAAATGTAATATTCATCAAACTCAGGATTAGGCACAATTTCTTGCTGACTTCTGATTCTAATCGCCGGATCTAAAGGTGCTTGCCCTTCTTTTTTCTTTTCTTGGCGAATATATTTAATCTTTAATGGATCAATATATCTGAGATCTTTAATACCTTCTTG